TTTTATGCTGGAATTGACTGGGGGTATACCAACCCATTTGCTTTAGTCATTAGAGCAGTGACCCCGCAAGGATTCCATTACAGAGTTGGCGAGTATTACAAGTCTGGCCTTGTGATAGATGACATCATCAATATCTGTAGAGCCAGACAAATTCAGTATGGGATTAAATACTTTGTTGCCGATCCTAGTTCACCTTCTCAAATAAGCTCTATGAACCAAGCAGGCTTGACTTGCATTCCAGGCGATAACAGAGTGAGAACCGGGACTGATTTACAGATAAAAATGATTAAAGAAGAGAGATTATTTATCTTTGAAGATGAAAACCCACTCGGCATAGATGAGTATAATTCTCACCATTATCCTGAACCTAAAGACTATAAGATTGACCAAGATCAGAAAGAGCAAGAACCCGTAGATAGTCACAATCACGGTATTGATGCTGATAGATATATCTCGATGCATCTTGAAGGCCAGAGCAAGAAACATTCTGGAGATGTCCCAACAAATAAAATGCCAGAGGATAATCTGAGAAGGATTGAATGGCTTAAAAGAGGAGGAAAATCAATTGCCAACGTATGAGTTTTATTGCAAGAAATGTAACGCTATAGATGAAGTTACTAGGTCCATGAAAGATTCCGGGCTACCATATGATTGCCCGGAATGTAACGAAAGGACTGTCCGAAGGTATACAACTCCTAACATACAAACCGAAGGTGAACAAATACCCTATTTGCATCCTGCATTTGGTACTGTAATGACTGACAAACAGGCAAAGGAGGAGGCCAAAAGGCGAGGGTTGATTGAAGTTGGCAACGACACCCAAGACAATATATCCCCTCCAAAGCATGAGAGTTATGAGTCAAACGATTATTTTTTGTAAGGTTGCCTCGATTGAGGGCGTTTGTGGAGGCAATGTATTACACTATATTTTTAATCGTGTTTGCACCGTTCATACTTAAATTAATTTTTTATTTGTTAGGATATTGAAATGCCACAACAAAGAGGCAAAGGCCGCATAGACCCAATCATGGGGGCAAAATATGAGGGAGCAACGGAAAATAATGAGCAATCAGCCAAAGACAGAAAGACTGTTCAAATGGTTGAAAAGCTGTTTTCCAAGTACAAGCAAGCTCGCTATCCATATGATTCCAACTGGATAGAGAATTATAAGTTTTTCCGGGGCAAACAGTGGAAAATAGCGAGGCCGAGTTATAGAAATTCAGACGTTCTAAACTTTATCCATTCAGCTATTCAGACGATCGTGCCCATAATGACGGATAACCGTCCAAATATCGAAGCTGTCCCAGAGAATCCAGAAGACTTTGAGTTTGCTATGATTATGACTCAACTTCTTAGGAGTAAATGGGACAGGGATCAATTTAGTCAGATAGTTGCAGAAGCTATAGTTGATGCGTGTATTTACGGGGTTGCAATTAGTGAACAGCCTTGGGAACAAGAGACTCATCAAGGCTTAGGAGACTTTGACTTTAGAACAGTTGACCCTCTTTACTTCTATCCAGATCCGCGCGCCAGAGATGTTAATGATAGTTTTGGGAAAGGTGTAATCACAGCTATTCCTACTGATTTAGCAGAAGTTAAGCGCAAGTATCCAGACAAAGCCCATTTACTAAAGGCGGATCTATCCGATATCGATATGGCTAAGACAGCCAAACAAGATATGGATGATTATAGGATTAGAAGCGCAACTGATAATTTAACTCTAGTAGAAGGTGAACGCCCTGCAGATGTAAATCAACCAGACCAGATTCTAGTTATTACTGCATGGCTCAAAGATGATGCTGTTATCGAAGAGAAAATTCAACAATCAGACAAAACTGGCAAGAAGATTTCCGGGTATCAGACTCGTAAGAAATATCCAAATGGTCGAAAGATTGTCATAGCTAACAAAGTCTTATTAGAGGATGAGGAAAACCCTTATTTGGATGGTGAGTTTCCATTTTGTAGGCTTATTGACCATATTCTTCCTCGGGAGTTTTGGGGTGAAGGTGAGGTTGATAATTTAAAAGGCCCACAACAAATCATAAATAAATTAATGTCTTACGCTATGGACGTGATAGAACTTATGGGTAATCCGGTTTGGAAGAATCCCACAGGCTCAGGAGTCTTTTCTGACTCTATCGTTAATCGTCCCGGTCTAGTTATTGATTATAATGATGGTTTCGAGCCTAGGAGAGAACAAGGCGCTGATGTCCAACCGTCCATTTTTGCAATTTTTGACAGGATGCTTCAAGCTTTTGACAAAGTTAGTGGTGTAAACGAAGTGACAAGAGGGGTTCGCCCGCAAAACGCTTCAGGTATTGCAATTGAAAACTTACAAGAAGCAGCTCAAACCCGTATCAGGCTTAAGTCTCGCAATGTTGAGGCGTGGCTAACTCAAGTAGGCCAGCAATTTGCTAGTAGAATCTTACAATTTTATTCCATCCCAAGAATTGTACGGATAACTGATAATCCTGAAGCAGCGAGGTACTTTGAGATAGCCATTGACTCAGACCTAGACGAATCAGGAGAAGTACAGGTAAGGACTGCAACCGTTAGAGATTTCCAGCAGATGCAAGACCCCGAAACGGGTCAAGTAAGGCTTGTACCCGGTGAAACATTGCAGTATGAAATAAAAGGCAACTTAGATATCCGCATTACTACTGGAACGACTTTACCATTTGCAAAAGCCCAGAAAAAACAACAAGCAAGAGAACTATTCCAACTGGGCATTTACGATGCAGAAGATTTATTGACTGACCTTGAACACCCGAGGAAAGACAGCATCTTAAACAAAATGGAAGGTAGGATGCAGGCGGAAGCACAGGCCCAAGCAGTTGTTGAGCAAGAAGCAGCGTTAACAAGTGGCCAACCGGTTCCAGTTTAATATAGACTCTTATCACTCCCCCTTTTTATCACTCCATACAACTTTTACCCCCAATTATTTAAGTCTTCTTAGACCAATGGATAATTTTATTTAGGAATTTTTTATGTCAGAAGCAGCAGCAGAACAAACGCAAGATGTGAACGTCGATCAAATTATGTCAGATGCTTATGAGCCAACGGCTCCCCTGAGCGCTCCGACAGAACAAGACGGTCAAGCAGATTCAGCAACGGAAACACAAGAACCCGTAGTTGAACAGACAGGAGAAAATCAATTTGTCCTAAAACATAAGGGCAAAGAGATTGCTTTAGACCCAGATAAAGCCAAAGCTTACGCGCAGAAAGGTTACGATTACGAAACCAAGATGCGTGACTTTAAAGTACAGAAAAAACTGTATGAGCAAGAGATCGAAAAGCAAAAGTCAATGTACGGTGAGCTTGCAGAGATAAACGAGTTTGCAAAGCAGAACCCAGCGTTTGAACAGTTGATACAAAGGGAGTGGGCTAAGATCCAATCAGGGCAAGAAATACAAGTTGCTCCTGAAGATAAAGTCACTCTGTTAGAAAGTAGGCTCAATCAAGTTTTAGAAAAACTAGAAAGCCAGGAACAACAAAATTCATTACGCAAACAAGCGGAAATGGAAGCGGCCCAAGAAACTTCAATTGATAGCTACAAATCCAAGTATTCTGATTTTGACTGGGAATCCAAGGACGAAAATGGAGCAACGCTCGAAGATAGGATCATGCAAAACATGATTGATAAAGGAGTCAAAGACTTTGAAATCATGGCGGACCACGTTCTTAAAAATGAACTACTTGCGCGTCAACAACTGGAAGCCAAGAAGAAAATCGGAAAACAGATTCAACATGCTAACAGACATGGTCTTGGGCAAGTGACAAAAACGAGTCAGCAAAAGACATCAAAAGCTAAAGACATCGGAAGCAAGTCTTATGATGATTTAGTGGCTGAAGGTCTAGCGGAGCTGGGCATTGAATATTGAGAAAATTTTCCAAAAGCATGAAAGGTTTTGGATGATGGGTTGTGGAAAAAAACACAAAAGTTCGGGTAAGAAAAAGAAATAAAAATTCATTGATGGAGGCCAATAATGGCTTTAACATACGATCAAATTACAGCGATCACTGAGAAGAAGTTCATCCCAAAATTAGTGGATAACATCTTTAATTCCAATAGCTTACTGAAAAAGCTAAAGATGAAAGAGAAGCCGCTACCCGGTGGCGATAAAGTGTTGGTTCCTTTGAACTACGCTAAAACCTCAGCGTCTGGCTGGTATCAAGGAGCCGAAACTCTGGATACAGCAGATAATGAGGAAATCACATCGGCTGAATTTGACTGGAAACAATTGTATGCAAACATCTCCGTAACTCGTAGGGATGAACTACGGAATATGGGCGACGCTGCTATCATCAACTTTGTAAAGTCTAAAGTTGAGATTGCAGAAAAGACTATCAGAGACAAGTTAAGTGATGCTCTTTACAACACTGGAACTGATGCAAAGCAGATTCAAGGCTTGCGTTTAGCTCTTTCGACTTCTTCGACGTACGGTGGAATCGACCAATCCACATATTCTTGGTGGCAGGCAAATGTGGATTCAACAACCACAACTTTAACTTTGTCAGCAATGCAAAGTATCTTTGGAGATTGTGGCGAGGGAACCGAATACCCAGACATGATTTGCTGCGACCAAGATAATTTTGATCGCTATCATGGACTGTTGACTCCACAACAGAGATTTGCCTCTGAAGATGAAGCAAGAGGTGGATTCAAATCATTGTTGTTTAACGGTGCGCCTATAGTTGTAGACGCTAGCGCCCCAAGTGGTGACATGTTCTTCCTAAACATGAACTACATTGATTTGTACCCTCATAAAGATGAGAACTTTAGACTTGAGCCTTTCGTTAAGCCTATTAACCAAAATGTGAAAGTAGCTAAAGTTTTCTGGATGGGTGCACTTGCGATAAGTAACGTGCGAAGGTTTGGACTACTGGACGCGATCACAGCTTAATTTTATTAATTTTGGAGGTCAGATATGACTTTTTATAGTGTTGATCCCGTCCGCTTTGGTGTCGGGTTATCTGGTACAACTACTTCTTTAGGTGCAAATGACCCGGAAGTGGGAACAACTGTTAGAGCTGGCGACGAGGAATATGTATTCGTTTATAACGCTGGTAATTCTCAAATCTCACCGACCTACGGAGCTGTTTTGAGTGCTGTAACTGGCTACTCTGTGACTGTCTCTTCTGTAGCTGGTGATTTGCTTGCCGGTGTTTGTAAGAACGCGACTATTGCAACTGGTGAGTATGGTTGGCTTGTCACTAAAGGCTTTGCAACCGTTGAAATGGCAGCTGACTATTCAGCCGCCGCCGGTTCAAAACTCGCACTTGCGGCGGATGGAGAGTTTGACATAGTGTCAGGAGCAGGTGTGCCGACACTTGGAAAAGTAATGGAAGCAACCGCTTCAGGTGCTTCGGGTTCTGCATACATTCGAGTCAATTAATTACTACTATTTTACTGAGGAGCTAGCATGAAACGTACAATAGAAATGGATCTTGAATATTTAAATACCATAGATATTCCACCGGCTAGCCCTCAAGAGCTGCACAAGCAAGCAGCAAGTAATGATGACCCGACAATAAATTCATGGCGTGAGACTTGGATCAAAAACCAACAAGCGAACCATACCGAGTTCGGACCATTTCACGAAAACGGTATAGGTAAAATCTTTGGTGAGTTCCACCTAAAGCCATGTATTATTGTAGGTTCTGGACCCTCTTTAGCTAACAACATAGAAGATTTGAAGGGAGCCAAAGAGATCCCTATCATTTCTTGCCTGCATAATTTTCACTATATGGTCGATAACGAGATAGACGTTAACTATTTTGTCACTTTGGACGCTGGGAAGATCACAATTCCTGAGATTTCTGAGGGTGGCAAGCACAAACACGAATACTATCTTGAAAAGACTAAAGACTATACTTTATGTGCTTTCGTTGGGACCGATCCAGAGCTTATTAAGTCATGGAAAGGTAAGATTCTTTGGTACAATTGCCCTATTCCCGATCAGAAAACTAAAGATGCTTTTGACAATGTTGAGACATTCCATAACTTCATGACTAATGGAGGGAATGTCCTTGGTGCTTGTTTATATCTTGCAAAAGCTTATTGTGGTGCCAACCCGATAGCTTATGTGGGAGCTGATTTCGCATTTGGATACAAGAAAAACTTTCATCCTTGGAAGTCCAAGTACGACGGTAAATTAGGTAGAGCTATTAGGACAGTGGATTGTTGGGGAAACAAAGTTCTCACTTGGCAATCGTACTTAAACTTTAAAAAGTGGCATGATTCTATAGCTCTGAGAGTGCCAGGGGAATTTATCAATTGCACTGAGGGAGGAACTTATGGTGTCTACCCTGAAGGACTAATAAAGCACATAAAGCACAAACCACTAGCAGAATTTATTAAGGGTTATAAGCTTTACCGCACGATGGAATTTCAAGCTAAAAACCCGAAAAATGCTAACGAAGAATTAGGTAAAGGGATACCTCCCCAACCAAAATTGTTTTTTTAAAAGGCAAAAAAAATGGCTTTTACGACTTCATTCTTAGTTAAAAATCAGGGCGTAGGCTCCCGATTCCAATCATTTGTTCGCGTAACCGCTGATGCTGCGAGTGGTGCGTTTGATACAGGCTACAAAGTGGTCGATTTCGTCCAACACTCTGTACAAAGCGCTTCAAGTGCAGGCTATAGAGTATTTATGAACGCTAATTCAGGTCTAACAGCGAATAATGGGAGTGTGGCAATATCCGGGGTTGCGTCTGGAGATGTTATATACATGACAGTAGTAGGACACTGATATGAGTTACAGCCCAGCTAGCGCGTTTGAAGTGAATATAGAAAGCGGTGCCACATTATCAACTGCTATTGATCTAGGCCAGGGTTGGAACCACATCTCTGTGGAAATTCCTACCATGGCAAGCGGTGCAGACATCTATTTCCAAGCTGCAAATCAAAATGATGGGGGTGGAGTTTTTAGGCGTTTCCATCATCGGATTACAAACAGTAACGACACGCCAGTACCCATGAGTATTGACAGCAGCATAACAAATTGCTTTGTGCCTCTAGAGTTTGTCCGATACCGTTACCTGAAAATTGAATTAAGCACTGCCATGACAGCGACGTCAGCAACATTTCATTTTGTTTGTACATAATTACTGAGGAAAATTACTGTGAAAGTTAAAGTTAGAAACTTGGATACCAGGGAATATGTGGAGATCTTCAGGGATGATGAAATCCGCATACCAGCACACGGATTTGTTGAGATGGGAAGGAGTGAGGCAATTAAATTTCTCTCACAAGCAACCCCTCTAAACATCGATGGTGCTGGACGATGCTTAAAA